TTATTCACAGGACTTACTGATACTCCAAGTTCATTCAGTGGATATGCAAATGGTTTTTTAAGAGTTAACACCGCGGCAGATGGTCTAGAACTTACAACAAGTTTTGGAATTGACACATTGTCAGATGTTGACACAACAACTTCGGCTCCAACAGCAGGACAAGTTTTAAAATGGAGTGGTACAAAATGGCAACCAGCGGCTGATTCAACATCAGGCGGCGGTGCATCGGATGCCTCAACATTAGATGGTTTAGATAGTACATACTTCTTAAACTACAACAACTTAAACAACAAACCTACAATCGCAACTGCATTTTCAGGATTAACAGATACTCCTGCAAACTTCTCAGGTGCGGCAGGTAGATTTGTTAAAGTCAACGCAGGTGGAACAGCATTAGAATTTGTTACTTCGTCAGCGGCTTCAACAGCATTCAATGATTTGACAGACGTTACAACAACAGGTGCGGCACAAGGTGATGTAGTTTACTACAATGGAACTGCATGGGTGTTGCAAAATGGTCCAGTAACTAGATGGAATCTTGGAACTAATGGAGCACAAGACTACACATTCAGTGGTCCTGGTTTTCCAACAACAACCAATGACCCAGTATTATATTTGAGCAGAGGACAGACTTACGTTTTTGTAAATGGTGGAGGCTCTACGCACCCATTTGAAATTAGAGTTTCAAACGGTGGAAGTGCGTATAGTTCAGGAGTAAGTGGTTCACAATCAGGAACACAGGTGTTCACTGTACCAATGAATGCACCAAGCACATTGTATTATCAATGTACACAGCATAGTGGAATGGGTAACACAATTAATATTGTAACATAAGGATTATAATGGCACAAGTTTTTGGAGTAGGCATAGACGAATTACAGAAGACACTTGGTAACAACAGGTATTTCTATGGTTTACGCAGAACTTTAGACGGAACGATCTACATGGTAAAAGCAGATTTGCTTGAACTAGAAGATGGTGTAGAATTGAATAGACCAGGAAATATTAATGAAAATTACAACAATTGGTCACGTGGAGAGGATTTCTTCGAAGGCAGAGACACTCAACACAGACTTGTTTATAAAAACCTTGTTTATGAGCAGTACAAATGGGACGGAAGAAACCTATTTTACTACGTGAATAAAGATGGTGAATTGGTATTAAAAGTTAACGAGGCGCAGACGTATACAGGATACGTTGAACCTTATAGTAGTTAGGAAATAAATAGTATTAAGGAATTAATCAATGGCAGATTTTCGAATAGATAGGATACGTTTTAAATGGAGAGGTGACTGGAATGCAGGAACTCTTTATGTTAAAGATGATGTCCTAAGATTCGGTGCAAAAGTTTATGTTTGTACTGAAGTACACACATCAGATTCAAATTTTTACAACGACTTAAACGCAACAATTCCTAGATGGACGCAAATGATGGACGGTCAAAGTTGGACCGGCGCATGGGCACCATCTACGTTTTACAAAATAGGTGAACTTGTTAAAGTTGGTGGTCTTATATACAAATGTATAACAGGGCACACTTCTAATTCATCAGCAACAAATGGTGTATTAGGTGATGAAACAAAATGGGTTTACTTTGCTAGAGGAGAAGACTGGGCAAGTGTATGGCAACCAGCGACTCTTTACAACGTTGACCAAACTGTTATCTATGGTGGATCAATTTGGAAGTGTAACACAGCACACACTTCTGCCACAGCAGATGACGGTTTGCAATACAACGCGGCATACTGGGATCAATATTCAAGATCAGACAACTGGAGAGGTGACTGGACACACAACACTTTATACTATCCAGATGATGTTATATACCACGGTGGTATGGTTTACAGATGTCTATCAGGACACAGATCTTCAACAACAAATGAATTTGTTACTCCAACAATAAAAACAAGTAACGTATCAGGTACAAATTTTACATTCGCAATTTTCAAAGTAACAACAACTTACTATTGTAGAATTATTACTGCTGGTTCAGGATACACAGCACTAGGCACAATCACAATAGATGGTGCGAACATAGGCGGTGTGACTGGAACAAATGATGTAGTGATTACAATTAACACCGTAGACGGTTCAGGTGCGGTAACGGCAGTTTCAGTTGATGGTACTCCTAATTCAAACACAGATGGCTTAGAAGCCAACCAAGCACAATGGGAAACTGTTGTAGATGGAATTAGATATCAAGGTGATTGGGCATTTGGTAAGAGATATTCAAAAGGTGATTTAGTAAGATGGTCTCCAGGTATGTGGAGAACAACAACAGGACACTGGTCAACTACTGGAACTATGGACGAATCCAAGTTTACACTGTGGTTACCAGGATTAGAATTCGAACAACTTTGGACAACGTCACAATATTACCAACAAGGTGACATTGTTTTATATGGAGGTTACACATATCTTGCTTTACAAAGTAACATCGGCGTAACTCCAGCAGTAACAGATTCAAGCAACACATGGCAATTACAGATTGTTGGATACACATTCAAAGGCGACTGGGTAGGACAAACGATAGTAAACAACCAACTTACTCCATACGAATACAAAACAGGTGATGTTGTAACAGCAGGTGGTCATTTATACATCGCGGTTAGAACGCACAGCAACACAGATCCGAACACGGATACAACCTACGATCCTGGTACAGATACTCCATTCCCATGGCAAAAACTTGTAGATGCTCATGCTTGGAAAGGTCCTTGGAAAACACAAGACATCGGTGGCAAAACTGGTGAGTCAACTTATTTCCCAGGAGATGTTGTTTCAGTTGCAGGTACAATATATAGATGTATACTAACACACGAAGCAAATTCATCAGATGCTAAACCACCGTTAGACTTTGCATCTGAAAACGTTGGACCATATTGGGTATTATTAGCACAAGGTCACGCACCAAACGTATTGGAATATCCAGGTGATGTTAAAACAGTACAATCAGATTCAACAAGATTAAGAATAGGTTTAGGAACGGCGGGACAATTATTAAAAGTAAACACAAACGGTTTGCCTTATTGGGAAGACTTTGAAGTAGTACAAAAAGTTTTCTATGTTGCTCCAGAAGGAAATGACACAATCAATAATGGAGATAAATTATCTGCTCCATTCAAAACTATAAAATATGCTTGTGATTACATTCAACAAGATTTAAACAACAGAGCACCAGCAACCTTATTTGTTAAAACAGGAATTTATGAAGAAATATTACCAATCACAGTTCCAAGAGACGTTGCTATTGTTGGAGATGAATTAAGAAGTACAACAATTAAACCTGCGGCAGGATATGAAACAGGTTATGATATGTTCAGAGTAAACAACGGAACTGGTATTAGAAATTTAAGTTTAATGGGACTAACAGGTTCTTTGGGAGCAATGAAT